TTCAGGAATATAGATACCGCTGGAGGTTACCTTCTCTTTCACTGCTCTTAATTGGACAAGAACACGAGCTCCAAACGGAGCCATGAGAGGGTCTACTTCTGGAAACGCTTCTGCAAGCGTCTGTTCAGCATCCCTAGCATCGAAAATCTTAGGGTCTAGGGGTGTTGCTTTATCTGCAAAGATTTGAGACACAATGTCATTTCTCGACATTTTTTTCCTCTTCTAGTAGTTTATCAATCGTTAACAAAACTTTTTCCAAGCTTATATATTCACCTACAAGACGCTGGTAACTCTCGAAACTTGCACAGTTTCCGTTTGCCATCGCAAGCGTAATCGCTTCCTTTTGCGCCTTTATTGCACCAATCAGGTCACCAACAAAATTCATTAACGACCTCTAGCTGACGGTTTCTTACCCATTGCAATAGCTATCATGAGAGTAGGTTTCTTGGACATTCCACCCTTTTTCATGGTTGCTACCTTTGCTTTGCCAGCCTTGAAATCAACGCCAGCATTACGCTTATCGCCCATAGCAGGTAAATTAGCTACCTTGCTTTCGGCTACTGCACCACCGTTTGCGTACTTCTTTACCTTGCCACCCTTTTTCAAGTGTGTCTCAGCTCCAGCTTGACCCATAGCAATACGCTTGTGCATGTTAATAAAATCGTCAGACATTTCGTCCTCCTAAATCAGATTGAAGTTTGTTTTGAGCATCAATGGCAGTTTGCATTTGCTCGTTCTGCAAACGGGCAGCGTCCCTTGTGAGTTCTGCTGACTTGATTCTTTCTTGTGTAAGGTTGTTCTCAGTGACCTTGGTAGCCTCAAACTGAAGCTTTTGCTCGTCAAGCATTTTGTCTTGAGCGAGCTTTTGACCATCCAACTGGATGTCTGCTTGGTCTTTTTGAGCCTTACGGTTGGTTTCAGCCATCGCTGTTTCCTGCAATGCCTTGACTTGAGCCATGACATTCGGGTCAGGAGGTACATTGCTTTGACCTTTCATCTTCTGAACAGTCTGCAACATCTGCTGAATGACAGGCATTATCTGCTGTTGCAGGTTCTCAGCTGAATCCATGTGAACTTGTTGCGAGGCAACAGAAATGAGTTTCTGTGCCTCTTGCATGATTGGTTGAATCTTCATGATGTCAAACTTGCGACCCAACGCTTCACTGGTGTACTTGTCTACATTGGTTAGATACCAAAGAGTTAAGTGCTGTTTAATGTGTTCAAGAGCCGCTGGAGCAAATACAGGAGCAACAATAGGGTTTGCACCAAATACAGGGTCTTGTGCGTAGCTTATGTGGCTCAGGAGGTGAGCTATATGGTCTTGGTTAGGGAATGCTCCTACGGGTTTTCCTAGAGTCATGGAGACATTCTCTAAAGCAGGGTTCATTTCCTTCACATCTTGTGGGTCAGGTAGGACTTCATTGATGTCAGGTAGCTTAATCTGCTTCAGAATGCGTTTTTCCACAGCCAAACGGTTGTATAGGTCAGGATTTGCTTGAGCACGAGCCGCTAATGCTTGAATCTGGGCATAACGCTGGGATTCAGCAAAGATATGTGGGTCAGATACAGGAACGACATCGGCATTGGTAGCAAAGTCTTCTTTGGAAATGACTAAATCAGCTACAACCTCACCACGCTGTTGCTCATCCACATACCAGCGGTTTAGACGAGCTAGAACCTTAAATACTCTACGCTGGGAATCGTGTAATCGAGCATGAATAGAGGAGAAAACAGCCGCTCCCTGCTCAATCAGCGCTTGAGTTGTACCAACTGGAGCATTTGAGGTTACCGTTGCAATCTTTTCTTCAGCTGTTGTAACCACCCCTTTAGCAGCGTTTGTAAGCCAACCCAATAGCTCAAACAAAACTGGAGAAGGAGGGTTAAACGGTACTGGCATAGCGATTTTACGGACATCATCAACGCCAGGCGCTCCTTCAATCTCAGCAATTTGAGTAACCTCGATGGTCGTAGACTGTCCAGAAATCCTTGCACCCTTGAGTTTGAGCATGGTTGGAGCATTGTTGATATGAGCACTGTCCATAAGAGCACGAAGAGCGCCAGTAAGAGCAGCAGACAAACCACCGATAAGGTGAGGAAGACCAATGGCATAAGCACCACGCCAAGGGATGAACTTAAATTCAATGATGTGGTCAAGTTTTGCACAAGTTTCGTCTCCATTCTCCCAATTTCGGTACAAGCCAACTGGTTTTTGCTCATTTTCATCCACCATCAGGATATATGGAGCTCTGTCTCCCTTAGAAAACTTGTCGTCTTCTAGCTCTAGCCATGTTTGAATGTGATAAACCATCCGCATTCCGTCAACATTGGAGGATTCTTGCTTCTTACCCTCAATTTTGTTGGTCGCTTTCTGGGATTTGGTCATCTCAGGTTCTTCAGGAACACGATAAACATCTAAATCCCTGTACAAACCACTGTCTACACGCATGTCATACTCTTCTTGAGTGATGTCTTGCGCCTCTGTAACACGCATAGCGGTGTAAAAGTTAGCCGCTGAGTACGGCAAGTAGATGTTGTCGATAGGAACAAACTCAACACGAGGACGCTTCATCTTCTCGTCATACCAAATCTTCATATACTGCGAGCCACCAAGAGGTAACTGGGTCAGCATTTGCTCTTGCTCGTCCCGATATTCCTCGATTTGCTCTGTCAACTGCCAATTCATGTAGTCACGCTTACGCTCAGCCTTAGCTACCTTGGCTTCTGTGACTTCTCCAATGATTTTGGTACGGACAGGTCCATCTGGTGGGAATAGTTCCTTGATAGCACGGGCGGCGAAGTCTACACAAGACTCAGCCATTACTGGGTGAACTACCTTAGAAGCACCCATAAATTGAGCACCGCCCGGTGCATCATCGCCTAAACCAGTTCTGCGGATACCTTCTTCGTACTTCTTGTCTCGGTCTTCACGAGCTTCCTTGTCCTTCTCAATGAGGTCAAGGTACTTCATAGCAATCTTGTCTAGCTCCCACTCATCAATGGATTCGGCTAGGTTTTCATAGAAATCTGGTGTGTCGCTTGGGCTTTTTAGGTCATCCAAATGGACAATAGCTGAACCGTCAGGAAGTTCTTCGACATTATCCCCATTAATGTCATTGAGGATTTCTACAACTGAACCTTCAGCCTCGGTTGAATTCTCTTCAACTGGGTCTACAAAACGGTTGTAATTTTGTGGAATTGGCATTTCCGCCATAACTAACCTTTCATTAACGCTAAGCGCATTGCGTCGATATTAACATTTCCGCCATCTTGGTATGCAATGTTTCTTGGGTTCATAAATTGCTTTATGTCAGTTGCACCACCGCCTCCGCCTCCACTACCACCTCTGGGAACATCAGCTCTGCCACCGCCACCACCAACCCCACCAGCACCATTGGGATTTAAACCTGAACTATTACCACCGACACGAACCCCTTCAGGTCCTTGCATATGTTTAGGAATTGGGATTTCTCCTCGTTCCATTCTTCCAACAAGGTTTTGCATTCTTTCGGATTGGTCTTTCCAAGCACCCTTTCCTTCTGCTGTCGTACTTCCTTTTGTACTTGCGTAATCACTCATCCAGCGAGTATCGCCATGGCTAATTTCTCCACTGGCAACAAGTCTTTGGACGCTAGGATGCATGTAATAGCTACCTTCAAAATCTGGTGCTCCACCCTCACCCATACGAATACGACCACCATCAGCATACAAATGAGGTCTATCTAGGTAGCTTGCTCCACTACCGCTTGGCATAGTTCCAGCTGAACCTGATGGTTTAGGAGGATTACGATACTTCTCATAGATTTCTCTGAAACCTTCGTCTACAGGACGCTTAATCACATGGTCAGTTGGGTTAGGTCTTGTCTTCTCAGGGGTAGTAGGAATATTAGGAACTGGCTTAACTTGTCCGCCAACATCCATGTATACCTTACCGCCAATGGAATACAGGCGAGGTCTGTCTAAGTAGCTTGGACCTGAACCGCTTGGGATTACACCAGCTGAACCACTTGCACCTCTTGGAGCTGACCGTTGTGTTGGAATAGGTTTGTCTGAACCCTTGTATGGGTCATACTTGTTACGATTTTCGTTGAGTTCATTTCCTTGACGGATACGCTCAGCATTGTCAATCTTAAACTGCTCGTAAGGGGTAAGCTTAGGAGGTTCTCCACCTTCGTTCATTTTACGCTTACGGATGAATCCACCACGCTTACGACCTTCTGGCTCTAGCCCCATACCTTCTTCTGGTGGGCGATAGTTAGGGAAACGGGTGAAGTTCCACTTGTTTATGATGTCTTTTACTTGTTCTCTTGTTGCATCTCCCAGCTCATCAAACATGCCAGAACGAGTATTAGCAAGTCTAATCAAAGCCTCACCGTCTGTAGCTGGATTGTATGTCTCGCTAGTCAAGGTATTAATTAGTCTGCGATGAACAAGCTCATTAATAAGCGTTGGCTCTGGCTCTCTATATCTGGTGAGCACTTCAATCATTTGACGCTCTGCTGGAGCTAATCCTGCCGTAGCATTTCTATCACCATTTAATAGATTGGTTGAATACAGAATAACCGTACCTCTTTCACCAGCATTTAAAGCTCCATATCCTGCTGGCTGGTTAACACCTTGCTCTACACGCTCAAAATGCTGTGCTACTGGGTCAGGCTCATTACCTAAAGCTACCCGTCTTAATGCACGAGGACGCTCTACAGGAGCTGGCATTTGACCATTAATTTGACCATTAGACAATCCGTCTTCAATGATTCTTTCTACTACTTGATTAACTACATCAGGGGAATAGTTTTCTAAACCATATCTGATAGGGTCAGTTCTGATGACATCAGCAAGGTTTGACCTAGTGTTTCTGGAGTTCATTACCGAATCAATCATGGTTGGATGACGAGTACGGATTGATTCACTGACAGAGTTATAAAGACGGTCTAAGTCTGCTTGGATAGGGTCAGGGGCTGTTGTTAAATCTGGAGCTGGCAAAGCTGGAGCTTGTCTTTGCAATGCATCATTAACATCAGAAGCCAAATTACGAAGATGGTTAGCTAATATTGTAGCTTCACGGTCACCAACCCTGTCTACGCTGTTGGCTCTGTGATGCAAAGAGCTAATAAAGTTAACTGTGTCTGTTTGTGGATTAGCTTCATTAGCAGCTACTCTCACAATTGTGTCAAAACGCTGAGAAATACCAAGATGATTTTGGTTTACAAGTTCTGAACGCTGGGTAATAGCATCGCTAATTCGTTGATTTTGCTGTTCAACAGGAGTTGGTAATTGAGCTTGTTGTTCTGGCAATCCTTCGTTTCGTAAACGGTCAACAATTAGACGCTGTGTTTCTGCGTTTGCTCGTGCCATACCATAGACAGCAGGTCTATCAGCCACATCTTGAAGTACATTTCTGCGTACATCCATATCTCCAATTTGGAACTGACGGATATAGCTGTCTGTATAAGTATTACGGATTTCATCTGCAACCCTGTTCAAAGCCTCGTTAAAGCTCTGTGGTTGGTTTTGAGGCTGATTTAGGTTAGCAAGACGGTTTTGAACATGTTGCTGAATGTACTGCAATACACGGTTTGCATCTTCTTCCGTGGCAACCAAATTCGTCATTTCTAATGGTAGGTTGTCATAGTCTTGGTAAAACAACTGAGCCTGACGCAATGAAGCCTCATTATTAGTCAATGTCCTTAGTTCGTTGTTGATACCTTCTGTTAATGCCTGAACCTGTGCCTGTCTTTGTGTCAAACTTTGATGGGTTTGATTAGGACCAATTGACATTGCCACATCTCTTGGCGTTTCCATGGCAGCTGTAGGCATATTACGCTCTGGAGGCATTGCATCTAACCTAGCCTGAGCGTGTTGTTCTAGGAATCTGGCTATCCGTATAGCATCATCAAACGAATTTGTGTGGTCGGTAATGCTATCTGGCAAGTCATTTGGATTTTCATAACGGTCAACCAACCCCATCAAACCATAACGGTCAGCGCTTGCTATTTCCTCTAGTTGACGGTCAATAGCGTCTGTTAATGCAACAACTTGCTCAACCCGATTGGTGTTTCGTTGCTCTTCAGTTGATATAGCCAAGTCCCTAGAAGATTGTGTAGGGGCTTGAAGCTGTCTTCCAGCTGGAGTAAACAGCGTCTCGCCACGCTCATCTGCAATCAGGTTAGCAATGTCATAGAGGCTTGAAGCAAACCTTTCATCACCAGCATTAGCCTCTGCATCCGCCTCAATTCTGAGGTTGCGAACCAATCCAGCTGGGTCATTAACTAGATTCTCACGCCATTGAAGGGCAGTTAATCTGTCAGAAATAGCAGGAGCCATAGATGGCTCATCATTCATTACATCTATGATGCTGTTGGATAACGCCTCTTGACCAGCGACTAACTGTCTAGTTGGCTGATTTCGTACCGCATTCTGGTTAGCCAAAGCCATAGATGCAGGAGGATTCTCTGGAACTAAGCGAGCTATACGGTTTGCCAGCATACGCAATCCATGAGCTGTAGCTGGCTCGCCATCTCCCTCATAAAAGTTAGCCTCTTCATTTAGCCTGTTAACTACTGTGAGTGGTTGCTGATAATGAAGCCCTCCAGCATTTTCAATTTCAGTTCTAACTCGCTCATATACTGGGTAAACATCAGTCCATGTGTTTGCAGGTATTTCGTTCATTGATGCCAATAACGCATTTCTGAAGTCTTCAGATGTAGGCAGAGCTGTGGTTGGAGCTGGTGCTGGAGCATTACGAGCGTTTAGTATGTCAGCGTTGGCTTGGTCAATTGCACTTCCAAGAGTACGCAAAGCACTTCTTACTTGCTGTGAATTATTGGCTGACCTTGCATTTGCTAAGAAACTAGATACTTGATTTGGTCTTTCATTGGCGGGAATGTCCATTTGCGAGCCTATTGCCTCAGCCAAAATCCCTGCTACCCTATCTCTTACTGTTTGACCATGGTCAGCCTGAATCCTATCCATAGTCTGACCAACCAAATCAGACCATTGAGCTAGTGGAATGCCTCTTTGCTCAGCTGGAGCTGTTGGAGCAGGATGGTCAATAGCTTGTTTGACTGCACGACTATGTATTTCTAGCAAGTGCCTAAAATTTGCACGCTGTATCTCATCTAATTGTGGGTCAATCTCACGCAAGTCAGCGTGGTTGATAGTATCTTCTAGCCTTGTACGCAAGTCTCGTGGGTTGTCTATTCCCAGTTCACCGATGTAGCGTTGATATGTATTCCATTCTGGAGCACCTGTTTGCTCAGAAGGAAGAGGAGAACGGAATCCATTGCGTTGCAACACATCAGCATAATGAGCTAATTGACCTATAGCATCAGCTTGTTTTTGTAATCCTGCTCTTAGGTCAAGCAACTCAGAAGCTCCGTTTAAGCCGAAGTCAGCAAAACGCATGTCACCTTGGTCAATTGCATCAACCATGTTCTGTAAGTTACGGAACAATTGATAGTCGCTAAATGCCCCAAGCGGATTGCTTACAGAGTATTCGTCTGACCTTCTTTTCTCTTCATCCAAGATTGTTCTAAGAGCTCTGAACGGTCTTAAATCCATTTCAGACTCAGCTGTTGGATAAGGTACAAATCTACTGTTGTTTGTTACTAAACGAGCGGCGTTAAATTGACGGGTTGGGTCTAAGTTCTCACGGCTCAAGCCCTGCATGATGATATTGCGTTCTATAACATCTTTGCCAGAAGGTGGGAATCCTGAGCGTACTGCTGGAACTGGAGGATTAGCCTGTTTGTATTCTTTGACCGCTTCTTCAGCTTGGTCAAGGGTAATGTAGCGGTCACCATCAAGGTTGTCCATTAGGTTCTTTTGAACGCCAGCCCAAGCTTTTGTAAACTCATCATGAGTTTTTGGCAAATCAAGCTTCTTACGCAACTCATTGAGTTGACCACGGTCACGCATATCAAATACGCCTGAACGAGTCTCATTGCCTGAAGTTCCTGCTATTTCATTGCCAACCAAATTCAGTGCATCTCTTAGAGCTTCACGATATTTAGGGTCTATACCACCAAATTTATTAGAATGGTTCTTATATCCGCTGACATAACCAATCTGGTATTCAACTTCACCATCTTGGTCAACATCCCTAGATAGCTCAATAGTTCCTACTGGCATACCTGTTTTAATATCACGAAGCATCATGATGTCTTTTTCGGCATTTACAACATCATCCATGTAACTGCTGGTAGAACCTGCATTCTTAAATGTCTGACCAGTAACTGGGTCAAGGTATGGAATGTATGCACGCTCATCACCAGTAAATAGGTTCTTCAAACCTCTTCCGTTACCAGAGTTTCCAATGCAATGGTCAAGCACAAAGGTTTCATCAGACAAACTTTGGTAGATTTCATCAACAGGAGTAGCGTTATCAAGCCATAAGAGCTTAGCGTTTGTACCCACTTTCATGCTATCTGGGATAGCATTCACTACATCAACGAAGTGTTTCTCTACATTAACCTTGTAGTCTTTCATTGCAAGCTTGGCAGCCTTTTCCTTCTCTATGCGAGGGGCAACGATGTCTTTCATGAACTTCGTAATGGTGTGTGGTTGAGACAAGCTAGGGACTTGGTCTGGCGGAATCTCACCAGACATAATCTTTTTAACCAAATCTTTAGCCAAAGGCAAGATTCCAGCCCTAGTCAAGCCATGTACATTGGTTTCAAAGAATGGAGCAGTATCTGGAGTCTTGTATTCCGTTGGAGATATTGCAGTTGTCTTTGGCTTTTCACTGTACAAAGCTGGGTAAAACTGCTGGTATTCAGCAGGGATACGGTTTCTGTAATCAACAGCCGTTGCCTTTTTAATAGAAGAGTCAGACACATTTTCATAAGCTTGAGCAAGCTTTAGATTATTAATTTCTTGCTCTGTTTCCTCAATAACTTTCCGCATTGCACCAATCTTATTGGTGTATTGAGCATAATTAGGATTGGTAGCCAGTTCTACTGCTCCTGTTGCTGGGTCAACTCGTCCATCAGGATAAGGAACCATTATTCCTTCGGTTCGACCTACCTCAGCTTGGTCAGCAATTAGCTTATCTAGTTCAGCATTCTGGGTAGTAAGCTTAGATTCAGCTACAGGCATCAACTTGTCAGCTACCTCACCTTTAGGTTCAAAGCCAGCCTCTCTTCGAGCTGTTTCCAATGAACTTGGTGTGTCAAGATATTGGCTCACAAACTCATCAGCAGGAGTCATAGTGAAACCTTGCTTTGCACTCTCTAAGAACGGGTCATTAGGTGTGCCAATGTATTTCTGAATGATGTTAGGAATAATCTTTTTGGTCAGCGTGTGAGCAGACTGAGCACGAGCGAAATACTCTTCCATGGAAGGAATCTCAAATCCTTGTGCTTTCTTCTCGTTGATGTAGTCCTGAAACCACTTGAGCTTCATGTCTTGGATTACATTTGCTGGGTAACCTGAACGGAGGGCTTTAAACGACTCAGCTTTAGAGAAGTGAGATGGATACATGTCCTTAATTCTGTCGGTCTGGAATTTCTCCCAATCCTCGTTTAACTTACGAACAGCTGGCGTATTCTCAGACATGTAGGTTCGCTCGTACATGTCAATAATGTCTTCAGGCTTATTGACGCTCAATGCTGGGGATATTTCCCTTAGAAAATCTTCTGTCTCACCGTAATCCACACCTCTATGCTCTACACCAGCAGGAGATGTAGTTGGGCGTAGCATCTGACCTTCACCAGTATTGCGGACAGCGTATAGCTTGGAATCAGGAACCATGTCCCCGAACACTTCTACCGAGCTTCTTGGGGATGTCTCATAGCTACTGCGCCTTGCTTGTTGCCTTGCCATCACATCACCGATGTCGTCAGCGACACCTTGTATCCTTGCTCCGTAGGTTGGCTCACCCTTGTAGTTCTGGCGGATGACACCTGATTGGGCATTGGCAAAGTCTTCAGGGATAGCTCGTAGCTCACGACCTGTCTCAATGGCTCTCTTGCCCATCACCTGAACATCGCTAGGAGATATATTGCCAAAACCTGTTATCCATGTCTCTGGTAATGGACCAAAGCCCATGTGTGAACCAGTAATAGTCTTTGGAGCTTGCTCTAAGCCAGCCAATACATCTGTCGCTACTCTTGAGGTTGGTTGGTATTGCATCGCTTTGGATGCTTCCTTGTAGCCCATTCCTTTAGCTACTTCAGAACCGAAGCCTGTTCCTATAGCCATCAAAGCTTGTGGAATAGCAGAGATACCTAGACGGTCAGCTACCGCTTGTGGGAAGTTGGTAGCTGATGAATAGGGTTTTGGTGGTTCTTTCGGTGTAATCGGTACACGAAGACTTGGGACTTCTGACGCTAAGTAAGGTACATCTGAACCATCTGGACGCAAAGGCATTCTGCCCTTCTTGGCGTACTCATAACCAGCAGGTAGCCCCTTGTTAGCCAATTCATACTTCATTGCATCTAATGACATTTCTTCATCATCAGGTATGTAATTGCCTAGTGCGTCAAAGGGCATAAGGATTCACTCGCTTAGGTTGAGTTTCATCTAGGTAGATGTCTTCATCATTATACAGATAATCTACTGTAATTAAACCCATGTCTCGTAGTAAACGCAAGCCTTGTGTGAGTGCATCAACATAGTCGTCATGCCTTGTATCTGGGAACGCACAGACTTGATTAACGAATGGTTCAGCCCAGCTTCTTACCTCGTTCTCATGCTCTTCACTCTCTGGTAGGTAGACCAATCCCTTAGCGATGATAGGTGACACTAAGTTCAGTCGTCCTACCTTGTCAGTCCTGCCGGGGTTGTACGCTCTGATGTTCAATCCAGCACGCTGTAAGTCTTGTATAAGACTGATACCTGCTGACTTATCCTCAATCAGTATTTGGTCAACCTTCTTCCCATGACCCCACTCGTCCTCATTCCCGTAGATAGAGGTAGATTCCTCAATGACTCTTGGTCGTAAGTCAGGATATTGCATGTGTTCTGACCAGCAATCAATCAGCATGACTGATGGTGGTTTGTCTGGGGATGGCTTGAATACGCCTAGCACTACGCAAGCGGTTGGGTCATTGGCTGTCTTGTCTGAGGTAGCACAGTCATACGACTGTAGGACATAGGTGAACTGGGGTAATGGGTTCTTTTCTCCTGTTGGCAGGTAAGCATCCCAGAGCCTGAACATGTTCCTCTTAATGATTCCAGACTCTTCTGGGTCAATAATCTCAGCATAAATCTCTTGCCGACCTACGCTTGTACCCTCGTATTGCATGATTTGCTTCTGGAAGGTAGGAGCGAGGTTGCTCAGGTTGTCATAGGTCGTAGCCTTGGTGACGATGACATCATCCCCATCCCTGTTCACCAGCTCCATAATCTTGGGCTTTGGCTTAGGAGTAGTGGTACAGATAGCGATAGGATGGTCGCCCAGACGCAATCCGAACTGAATCATGTCCCACGCTTCATCGAGGTATTCCCACGCCGCCAACTCATCTAGCCATGCAAAATGGAACTGTGGACCACGAAACCGTTCTGGCTCAGACGCAGGGATACCCTTGATGATTGACCCGTTGACAAGGATTATCTCGTTGTCAGACTCCCGATGTTTCTCAATAATGGACTTGGGCATACAGTTAATAAGCCCTGACTCACCCATAAAGCACACATCCTTGACATCTGAGTAGGTAGGAGCGGATACCAGCGTCCTACTCTTAGGATTGTCCCAAGCTAGTTGCCAGACAGTTTCTGCGGCTGTTCTAGTCTTACCTGCTCCTCGTCCTGCCAAGAATAGCCAGACATCCCACCAATCACCGTCAGGCATCTTCTGGTACTCGTTCTGGGTCACTAACCACCGTAGCTTACGAAGCATGACCTCAGCATTGATGGGGTCAGCCTCAGCCTTAGCCATGTAAGCAAGTTGCTCTATCTTGGCTTTATTTAGCTTTTTGCTTGCCATGCTCTTTGTTGTAGCTGTGGTCAGCCAAGTGTTTAACCAGCTGTAACCTGACCTTTACGAACTCTGGATGGATGTAACCCTCGATGCTTTCGCACTCATAGTGCTGGTCGTCAAAGATGTCTATCAGGGATTTGCCACACTGCATACAGTGAAACACCCTATCATCGACCCGATGCTTCATAACTTGTTCTTGATTGTCTCGAACAGTTCTTCCATAGCCACATTTACATGGTCAACCAGAATAGCGTCACCATCCTTACCTGTGTGCTCTAGAACAGCTTTATCGCCATATTTCTTAGCTTTGAGCTTGGAGGCTTGCCATTTGATGACATCTACACGCAGACGGTTTCTAGCAATCCCAGCGGAGTCTAGCTTAGTCGCTACCAGCGCTCCATTCTCACCAACTGGCTCGTAAATCATAGGCATCTCACTAGCAATATCTAGCATCTCAGACACCAGAGCGTCAGCTGATTCTTCCTTAGCTTTCCCGTATTGCTCCGAAAACTCAGGTATTTTCCTTAACCACTCAAAGATAGTCGAGGAGACAGGCATACCATCAAGGTCAGCAATGTATCGTACTGACTTACCCTCTGCGAGTAGAGCGCATATCTTATCGGTTAATTCTGGTGTATATGTGGAAGGGCGACCAACAGGGTTCGACTGAGTCGTAACCTCTTGTTTCTTATTGGTTTTTTGTGCGCCCATAACTTTTTTCCAAAGTTGTAAATTAGTGCTAGTCTTTCATAGCAGTCAGGGATTTTGTCCCAGCTCTTTAACAGCTTGTCTATAGTATACAACGGGTGGGGTACTTACAGTCATGTATGTGAAGCATGGGGTTTGACACCTGCTTTCCCCCATTATTTCTCTTGACCCTTTGTCAGCTCCATTACATCACTAAGTAAAGCATGAATCTCTTCTTGTTGCATCCGCAAAGCTTTGATTGCCTGTTGTATCAGAGAACAATCCTTAGCGTTAGGGTTACCGTACCGCTGGTCTAACTGCTCAATGAGGTCAGGAATGCTTAAGTCACTCTCACCCTTGAGAGCTTTGAAGAACTGTAATCCACGCTCTAATGCTTCAATGTCTTCTTTCATGCTGTTTTCCTCGATTTTGGGGGGCTTTTCGCCCCATCCCTTGTCTTTCATACGCTCCAGATTCTCAAACCTAGCCTGAGCCTTCCAGTAGGCTTCTGATGCTTGGCATTCTTTATCTCCCCACATATCACCACCCCATCTTTCCAGCACAGATTGGACCTATGCCCATCTCAATGCTCTCTGGGTCTTTAAGTGTCTTACCGCACACAGAACATGCTCCTAACATGCGTCCGTATTTGATAGCAAAACCCTTTGGGTCTACAGATGCCTCAATAATTCGTTGTTCTTGCTCTACGGAGCACTCACGAACCTTGAGGAACTTGTTACCCAAAACTTTACCAAGGTACTGACCGTCTTCCTTGATGTAGATAGCACCTGCATTGTTACCAGTTACAGGAGCTGGAGTGAATACAAAGCTGTCAAGGCGTAAGCGTGGGTGCTTGTTACCTTTGCTTAGGGCGGAGTTAAAAGCGTCTGCAAGAGCCCCTAAATTGACTTCTGGAGCGGATTCCACACGCTGGGCTTGCTCTAATGCTTTGTTCATAGCACGCTCAGCTGAGCTGATAACGCATTTCTGTACAGATGCCAACTGACGCTCTGTCAAGGAACCGTACTTTTTAAGAGCGTCAAGCATGTTTTGAGCAAAGCTAAATGTAGGAGCAGACTCCACCATCCAGTTGTACTCAGCCTCATGTTGCTCTGCAAAACCAGCTAAGCGGTCAGCTTCTTTTGTTGCTTTTACAACAACAGAACGCTCACGAGCCTTAGCACGGGTAGCGGAATCTGTCTTGAATTCGTGGAAACCAACACCTTTACAAGCGTAGCAAGTGCGTTGTGTGTAACCAGAATAGGAAGTCCACTTACCTGTTCCAGAGCATTTTTTGCAATTTTCTTTAAAGAGCGTAACACCCGTCGAAGCCTTAGCTGGCTTGACTGTAGCGGTAATTATATCATCAGAAATATTCATTAAGTCCATTTAAATCTCCCAAGTAAACTGCTCATGCAGTAAGAGTATTTGACCATAAATTATCCACTTGTGCAACTATTTTTATTAGGACTTTCCCTAACCCCACCAATGACTTGGTTTACGCCTTCCGTACTTGAGATTAATCAAATATGTCTGGAAACGGTTAAACATGGCTATAGAGCGTCTATGTTGCCTACGCTGGGTTGCCATCCTGTTCCTGTCTCTGCGAGGGCGTAGCGTCACGATAAGAGAGTTTTCTGAATGTTTTGGGACAGCTCCTCATGCCCAGCTGACCTGACCATCTCCGCAGTTATCATGACCACATGCCTCCAAGCCTCATCCCAGATAGCTGACGGGTCTTGCAGGAGCTCTTCAGCCTCATGGTCTTGCAACAGCTT